AGATGCCAAGCAGCAGATCAGCGCCTTTTCATCAACCAACAGAGAGAACCCATGACCCAAGAACAAGCCGCACCGACCCAGGTGCAGATTCCTGGCGACAGCCAGATCACCGTGCAGCTCACGCTGGCCAAGGTGCAGCAGCTCGTCCTGGTGCTGCAAAAGCAGCCCTTCGAGATCGTCTCTGGCTTCCTGCCGGAGATTTTGATGCAGGCCAACTCCCAGGTGGCCAGCATCATGATCAACGCCAAGACCGAGCAGCAGGAGGCCAAGGAATGAGCACGCGCATCTATGTGGTGACCGACACCGAGACCAACAAGCACCGCCTGATTCGCGCAGCCAACCAGGCCCAGGCCATCAAGTACGCCGCCTCGACCAGGTTCGACATTGAGGTGGCCGGCCAGGACGATCTGGTGAGCCTGCTGACGCACGGCATCCCTGTCGAGTTGGCCACCGGCCAGGCCACGGCCGACATGTTCGAGGATGCTGCCATCACCAACGCTGGCGGGACTGACTGATGGACGCGCCGACCACTTCTAAGTCGTCGGCCTCTGCTACCAAGGATCGTTACATGACGATCCGGATTCCGGCAGATGTCGAGCTGGCGCTTCGCCGCCAGGCCGATGCAGACACCAGGACGCTGGCCGCCCAGGTGCTGCACTACATCAAGCAGGGGCTGGCCAGCCAGCAGCAGGAGGACGCATGAAGAGACGCCTGCGCATGAGTGTTGACTGGTTCCCACGCCGCTGGCCGTACTTTGCCATCGGTTTCGACCTTGGCGAGTTCAAGTTGTACCTGTGGATCGTCGAGATTGAAATCTGGAGGTCGTACTGATGAAGTGCCCTGTCTGCGGCACCTGGACGCTGGTGAAGGAAACTCGCCAGCGTGCAGAGAACGCCAAATACCGCCGCTACGAATGCGCCAATGAGCATCGATTCACAACGCTGGAGAAGGTGGAAAAGATCATCGTTGCGAAAAAGGCAAAAAACTAGGGTTTGTCTGTATCAATTAAATTGTGGGAAATCGTGGTAAGATGCAGTCATCGCAACCAACTGGCAAGGAGCCGAACGTGAAGCAAACGCAACAAACGCAACAACCAGCATGGCTGGCCAAACGGGCCAGTCTGCTCAATCCTGACTGGAAGTATGTTCCGGCAGCATCTACCAACATCCTGGATCGCTTTCGCGCAATGGGCTGGGTGCCACCTTCGGAGGTCAAAAATGGAAAAGCTGTTTAATGTCCTGCTGGCCCTCCTGATCGGCACCGCCTTGGCCATCCTGATGATGGAGTGGTTTGTCGGCTGCGGTGAGACCTACATCGACTCCAAAGGCGAGCGCCACAAGTACGCCTGCATGTTCTTGGACCTGAAGTGAGCTGCTGCAACCTCAAGAAGATGGCCAGCGCCATGCTGGTGGTGCTGGCCGCAATACTGGTAGTTTGCCTTTGGATCGTCCTGATCGCGGCATCTGCTGCCCTGGCACCAGATAGGCGCATCATCGACTGCAGCATGGCTTCATTCCACCCAGACTTCACGCCAGCCATGCGAGAGGCGTGCCGTAAAAGATGACCTGCAATCAAAACTGTCGCCAGGGCCGGGACTGCAACTGCGGTGGCTGGCACGTGTACCCTGTGGACGACCTGCGTGAGCACGATCTCAAAGGCAGTTGCTGGTGCAGGCCGACGCTGGATGACAGCCAGTCGGAGCCGATCTGGATTCACAACAGCATGGACGGCCGCGAGGCCTTTGAGACAGGCGAGCGCCTGCCGTCTTAGCCAATCATGCTGATGGCCTTGGCCTGCACGTCAGACACGCGCCTGCCCCAGCCCTTGCCGAAAGTTGGCCAGGTCGGCAAGTCCATCAGGAATGACAGCCGGCGCTTGGAATAGTCCTCAACAAGCCGCTGCGAGTCAAAGGCCGACACGGCCGCCAAAGTCTTCGGGCCTATGCCACCATCCTGCTCGACGCCAACACACGCCTGGAGCCACTTCGCAGCCCTTCCTGGGCCGCTGTTGATGGCGGCATCAAAGACAGCGTAATCGACGCCAGACGGCAGCTCGTCGCCGCGCACCTTGTCCCAGTACTTGGTCTTGTACAGAGGCGCCACATCGGCAGGCGTGAGCGCACGCATGGCCTTCTCGTCCACCTCATGGCCGCAGTGCTCCTCCCAGACCTTCTTGGTGCAGCCTAGATTAGTCATCCCTCCTGGATCTTTTGGATGGTTCACAAACCCTCCTTCGTGGTGCAGCACAGCAGCCAGCGCAGCGTCGAAATTCTGTTTCATGGCGTCTTCACTTGGTGGTTTTTGAGAGCAGATCGGTCTTGGCCTGCGAGCCAGCCGAGCTGCCGAAGTAGTAGGCAATGATTCCTGTCCAGGCCGTGCCCAGGCTGCCGAGCATCATCAGGATTGCCGGGTTGCTGCTGTCGATCTGGTTGAAGAACATCATCACCATGATGCCGAAGAAACCGACAGTGACCGTGCCGGCCAGGATGGGAGGCATCATTGAGCGAGTCGTGGCCTGCATGTCCCTGGCGCTTTTGCGATCCTCGACCGCCAGTTTTTCAAAGTTCAGGCCCAGCTCCTGAGCCTGCTTCTGCAGCTCGATCTCGGCTAGCTTGACTTGAGCGATCTGGTCGGCAGTCAGCTTGTTGTTGGCAATCAGGTCGCCGACTTCCTTCTCGTCAACGCCGATGGCCTTTGAGACGGCCGAGACGGCCATGCCGGCCAGTGGGCCACCGAGTGCAGTGGCGATGGTGGGTGCGATCTGCTTGAGCCAGTCCATGTCAATCCCTCGCTGCTGTGACGACGTCGTCGCCCTTGCTGACCGTCACCTTGTCGCCCTGGACCGTGACCTTCATGGGCTGCTCTGGACGATCCAGTCGGTCGAGTTTGTTGATCAGGTCTTTGATGACCTCGAACTCTGGCTTCTCTTGCTTGGCGTTTGCACCAGCGATGCCGTTGAGCATAGAGATCAGCGCAGTCAGGGCAGCGCCTAGCAGGCCCATGACTGCTGCGATCTTCTCGTTGTCGAGCACGATGGACGCACCCACACCGATGCACACGATGAACGTGATGTAGAACAGACCCTGCTTGCCGATGGCACGGCCGGCAACGTCCTTGGCTGGAGAGGTGGCCTCCAGCTTATTCAGCTCGACCCTGGCCTGCTCCTTGAGGATGGCCAGCTCGCGTGATAGATCGTGCTCAGACATGGTCAGTGCTTGAAGTAGTTCAAAGCGTAGCCGACCACAGCCGAGACGCCAGAGACGATGGACATGCCGAACCACAGGCCGCCCTTGCCCTTGTTGGCCAGCGCCAGCAGCTCCTCGACGTTGCGCTCCATCTTGTCGACCTTCTTGTCCATGTCCTGGACCTTCTGCCACAAGACGCCGTACTTCACCAGATCGATTTCATTGCTCTCTGACATCACGTCTGTCTCCAACATCACAAGCCTTCGCCAGGCACGATGTAGACCGTCGAGGCAGATGACGCAGCGCCACTAAAGTAGACCGTCCGGTTAAAGCGCAGGATTTCAACGGCACCAGGCACCAGCACGATGGCCGGAGACGGGTTGCCGGCCACAGGGGCCACAGCGTTGGCAGTTGCCAGTGCAGCGGTCGGGCCAACGCCAAGAAACACCGTGTTGGCGCTGCTGTTGACGATACGGTACTGGCCCATGCCCTGGGCATCGAACTTGTCGTAGACCGGAGCCTGGACGCCAGCAGGAGGTGCGACGGCAGCAGCGACGACTACGGTCTCGCCTTGGGGTGCAAATGCGATTTGCGAGTTGGTGGCCATGTCAGACTCCTTGCGCAGCAATGGCTGCTTTGTACGCTTCGATCACTTCTTCAGTGTGTGCGGCTGCGCAAACAGCCTGCACGCGAGCATCCTCAGCACTGTAGTCAGCACCAGGAGCAACCAAGTGCCGATGGTAAGACTGACCGATGACTTTGCCATCTTCAACGATTCTGGTCGCTGTGCGAACATGCACAACACCATCCTCATTTACAGAGATTTGGTCAACGACCGTTTGTTTTTCAATAGACATGGTTTGTCCTTTCTGGATTAGTTGGTGATGTACGTCATGCTCATGTTGACGCGACTGCCGTTTGTGAAATTCGTATCTTCAAGGTTAGAACCGCCTCCAGCATCTGGGTTGTACTGGAGTTGAATGGCAGTGTCTCCTGGGTAGACGAAGCCCATCATGAATCCACCGTGTGACACACTGACGAAATAAAACGAAGCTGTGCAGCCAGCTTCTGCAACAGCAAATGGAAGCGTAACCCGTGCCGTTCCTGTCGAGCTACCCTTGTTGGTGAAAATCAATGCGGCCTGAACATTTACGACTCGACCAATCTTGGTGTAACGACCGACCTGCATTGCGTAAGTCTGACCGACAGACGCATTGCCGAAAGTGATTACCGGCGTGTACGTCCCCTCCTCATAATCATCCAGCAGCTCGCTCGTCATGCCAGCAGCGTGTGGGTCGGCAGAAAAGTCGATACCTTTGCCTGCGGTTCCAATGACCAAATTTCCATCGACGATGGTCTGGTCTCCGTACCTGGTTGATGGGTTGCCTACGGTTTTCAGCATGGTTGCTCCTTACAGGAAAGTTGTGTTGTACTCATGCAGCACGACGCCACCACCAGTTGTGATGTGGTTGGGCGTCGCACGCAGCGTTCCGTAGAACATGTTGACGATGGCATTTGAGCCAGCAAAGAAGTTCAGGTTTGCGTCAGCGTAGTTGCATCGGATGTTGCTTAACGCCGGGTTGGTCGTATTTCGGCAGTCAATGGCCGTACAACCAGATGGCAGGTCGTTGAACACGATGTTTGACAACACAGGGTTTGCGCCACCGGGAGCCATGTATATCGCGTTTGTGTAGTTGCTTGCAGTCTTGGCATTGAATACCAAGCCATCAACATCGACAAACTCTGTGTTTGCGCCAGTAATGATCATTTGCGCGGGGGACGTTGCCTCTCGCGTGTCCGTGATTGTCGTGTCGTAAATTCTGAGTTTTGCGACCGACACCAAGTCCAAGAACTTACGGCCAGAGTTGCTTGGGTCGTTGACCATCAAGTTGCAGTTGGAAATCTTGATGTTGATGGTTTGAGCTGTTTCAATAAACTGCTCACGCGAATCTTCCAGCTTGGTGTTCTCGACAACAAACTCAATGGGGTCTGCCGAC